GGATCAGGCGGTGGTGGAGCAACAGCTGCAGGATCAGCTCACCCTGGAGGAACTTTTCCATCCTCTCCAGGAGCTGCTGGTGGAGCAGGAGCACCAAATACAATCACAGGTTCTGATGTATCATATGCAGGTGGCGGTGGGGGTGGAGCTTATGCTAACGCTTTTCCTTCAGGGTCTACTACTTCAGGAGGATCAGGAGGTTCTGGTGGTGGCGGTGCTGGTGGAAATGGTAACAAAACTGGTGGTGTAGCAGGTAGTGCTGGTACTACAAATAGAGGTGGTGGAGGTGGTGGAGCAGGATCAGGTGGATCACCAAGTCCAACTGGAACATGTATTGCTGGTGGAGCAGGTGGTTCAGGTATAGTTGTTGTTAAAGAACCAGAAGTAAGTTTTAAAACTGCTCCAGGTTTATGGACGTTAAATGAAGTTTATGATCTTCGTAAAAGTGGAGACTGGACTGGATTTTAAAATTAGTATACAATAAATATTTTAAGGAGAAATAAAATGGCACATTTTGCAGAACTAGAATCAAAAACAGACCCAACAGGTTTTACATCCGATACACATCAAGTTGTAAAAAGAGTTGTGGTTGTAGCAAATGATATTGAAGCTAATGGTGGAACATTAGGAGATAATGATTGTCACGCTGATGGTGAAACATGGTGTGTAAATTTTTTTGGTGGTGGCACATGGAAACAAACTTCCTATAATAATAATTTTAGAAAACAATATGCAGGTATAGGCTATGTTTATAATGCAACAAAAAATAAATTTTTAACACCTCAACCTTATGCTTCATGGTCACTTGATTCAAGTGACGATTGGCAAGCACCAATAACATATCCATCGGTTACAAATGATGGTCAAGATCCAGTTGTGTGGGTTTATAATATTTCATGGAATGATACAAAATATCAAGCTGACAACACAAAAGGTTGGGAAGCAAGAAAATCAAACGACGCAGCGGAAACACCAACAGTCTATAATTGGAATGGCTCAGCTTGGGTGTCCGCATAGGAGACTTAAACAATGCCTAGAACTAATGGCGGATTAATTGGTAAAGTAAACAAAACTTCTTTTGGGAAGGATACTGTTACATCTAAAACATCTACGGGAAATATTACAACACAACCAGGAACAAGAGTTATTGATGCAGTGCTAGTTGGTGGTGGTGGAGCTGGTGGTAGAAACGCAAATGGGGTTTTTGATGGTGCAGCTGGTGGAGGGGGTGCTGGAGGTTTTTTAAATCAAACAAGTTTATCCGTTTGCGGTAATACTGCTTATCCAGCAACTATTGGAGCTGGAGGATCAGTTCCCGCAAACGCACCTACAGGGCAAACTGGTGGTAACGGAAATAATTCAACTTTAGTTATAGGATGCACGACTTATACTGCAGGATTAGGAGGTGGAGGTGGTGGAACTGAGCCTTCTCCTTCAACAGATGGAGCTGATGCACCTTTAGGTTCAGGCGGTGGAGGTGGATCAAGTGATGGCCCTCAAGCTCCAGGATCTGGTGGTAGTGGTGGCCCACAAGGTAATGATGGTGGAGGCTCTCCTGGAACCACAAGTTTTGCAGGTGGCGGTGGAGGTGGAGCTGGTGCAGCAGGAACAGCGTCAGCTAATGGTCCTCCAGGAACTTCTGGAGGCGTTGGTGGTAATGGTTTATCAAATAATATTACAGGGAGTTGTGTTACATACGCTGGTGGAGGTGGAGGCGGTGGAAATAACACTTCTGAAGGAGCATCAGGTGGATCAGGTGGTGGTGGAACTGGTGGACATAAACCAAATAATGATGCAACAGCAGGAACTGCTAATACTGGAGGCGGTGGAGGTGGAGCTGGTAGATCCTCGTGTTCTTGTGGAGCTAATGGTGGTTCAGGAGTAGTCATCGTAAAAGAATTAAATAAAGCAAGTGGTGTATGGAATTTAAAAAGTCAATTAAAAGCATTGCAACAAGGAACGTGGCCTAAAGTTGCATTAGCACCTTTCTCAGTAAATTACTTAGTAGTCGCTGGTGGAGGTGGTGGTGGAGCTGCACCCGATGGTGGTGGAGGTGGTGCAGGTGGTTATAGAGGATCTGGTTTCGGGCCTTCTCCATTACAAGGATGTGCACTAACAATAGATCCAGGATGTCATTCAGTTACAGTTGGAGCTGGTGGAAGTGCTGGTAGAAACAGTGGTGGTAATTCAGTTTTTGGACCTATAACATCAGCAGGTGGTGGAGGTGGAGGTAGTAATACAAACTCTGGACCAACAACACAAGGGCAATCTGGAGGATCTGGTGGTGGTTCTGGAGCTGGACCTGGAGGATCTGCTTTAAATGGTGGAGCTGGTAATACACCTCCTACAGACCCACCTCAAGGATTTATTGGTGGTTATGGTGGATCTAATGCAGATGGAACTGGTGGTGGAGGTGGAGGAGCTACTTCACGAGGATTATTTAACGATGTTAACGGTGGAGCTGGAGGAAATGGTGCACCAAATACAATTACAGGTTCAGATGTTACTTATGCAGGTGGTGGAGGTGGAGACGCTGGTTCTGGATCTCACGGAGCTGGAGGACCTGGAGGAGGAGGTGCTTCGCCAGGTAATAGTGGAACCGCTAACACTGGAGGTGGAGGCGGAGCTGGTGGCGGATCTGGAGGATCTGGTATTGTTGTTATAAGAATACCATCAGTTGTTACACCTTTTGCTAGTGTTTCACCAGGAACTAATTGTTTATCTGCTCAACCTGATGGTACAGGTGTAGCTAAATTTACTGTTTCAGGAACTTTAACTGTGCCTCAATTTCCATAAGCATTGACTATTTCTTAAAAATAGATATATTATTTTTATGGTGGTAAAAGAAAGAATATGAATTTAACAAATTATTATTGGTATTTTAAATCAGCTATACCAGAACGTATTTGTGACGACATTGTTCGTTATGGTCATCAATTACAAGATCAAATGGCAGTTACTGGTGGTTTTGGTAATCAAAAATTAAACAAAAAACAAGTTAAAGATTTAAAAAAGAAAAGAAACTCTGATATTGTTTGGATGAATGATAGATGGATTTATAAAGAAATACATCCTTATATTCATAATGCAAATGCAAATGCAGGTTGGAATTTTCAATGGGACTTTAGCGAGTCTTGTCAGTTTACAAAATATACTAAAGGACAATTTTATGATTGGCACTGTGATGGTTGGGATCAACCTTATAGTAACCCTAACACATCCTCACATGGTAAAATTAGAAAACTATCCGTAACTGTTACATTATCAGATCCAAAAGATTATAAAGGTGGTGAATTAGAATTTGATTTTAGAAATTTAGATCCAGATAAAAAACCTAATATTAAAAAATGTACAGAGATATTACCCAGAGGATCTTTAGTTGTGTTTCCTGGTTTTGTATGGCATAGAGTATGTCCAGTTAAAAAAGGTGAAAGAAACAGTTTGGTTATTTGGAATTTAGGATGGCCTTATAAATGAAAAATAAAAAAATAAAACAAGAAATACAATTTCCAAAACAATTGGAAAGAGAAGACTTATTTCCTTGCCCTATATGGTATGGTGATGAACCTGGTTTTGTTAATGAATTAAATAATGCATCTGATTCTTATATTGAAGCAGCAAAGAAAAATTTAAAAGAATCTATAGATAAAAGAAATAAAAAGTTTGGTAATAAAGGAGACATGGGACATGTGTTTCATTCAACAACTTTGATAGGTGACCCTAAGTTTAAAAAACTACAAGATTATGTAGGAGCAACCGCGCATAATTTATTAATTGAAATGGGTTTTGATATGACTAATTATCAATTATTTATTACAGAAATGTGGGTGCAAGAGTTTGCTAAAAAAGGTGGTGGATATCATACATTACACACACATTGGAATGGTCACATATCTGGTTTTTATTTTTTAAAAGCAAGTGAGGCAACATCTATGCCATTATTTGAAGACCCAAGACCCGGTAACGTTATGAATCTTTTACCAGAAAAAGATAAATCAAAAGTAACTTATGCATCATCACAAATTAATTATAAAGTACACCCAGGTAGAACTATGTTTTTTCCATCTTACATGCCACATCAATATATAGTAGATATGGGATACGAACCATTTA